TGTCGCTGGTTTAACTCCAGTGTCGAGCGATAGGAATACTCGTTCTTGAATGCTCTTGCTCCTCGTGATAATTTCTTTAGTGTCATAGCCCATTGTTGTAACATGGGTACACCGCTATTACATGCCAACTCACCATCTCCCAATGCCGCTAGAATCGATAGCCAAGCTTTACCCTCATACTTCCTAACACTAACACTAGTTCGTGACAGGACTCGTATCGGATCTCTAACCATTCGCCAAATATTATGTCGAATCTCAATCGGTTTAGCTTGACAGAACTCAATCTGCTGAAAATCATGTGCCAACTCCAGCTTCGTCTCAAACCCGTATTCCCTCATCTTCTCGGGTGAGAACCAGTCGATGAATGTTTGTAGATCCGCTGGGTGTAAACCCAAGCATGAATCATCTCCATTCACCAACAACGCTGCCTTAATTCCCAGGTCGTTGCATATTGTTTTCAACACAAGGAAGTTTAGTAGATTGCCCACTAATGATGTGTCATAATCACCCGAACACAACCTAGCATCAAACTCATAAATGGATCCTGCCTTCGTATAAGCTTTGTTCCTGAGTTTAGCCTTCAGAAGAACTTCAAGTTCCAAATCCGACCAAAACCCTAGATAAAACTCACGAACCAAATTAGTCCATTTCGTCATGATACTAGAATCAAACTTTGAATGATCAAGCAAACACCATGTTGTAAACCCGGCGTCCCAAGCCTGGCGTAGTGAAAGCGCTATCGCAAAGGAATCCTTACCCTTCGCGAAAACATATCTACCATCCTCCTTGTAAGTCCACAGTCGATCTTCAATCGGCTTCAAGAATGTCGACAATACACCACAATATCCGTAGCCGCGGAATTGTATTGCTCTTGGTGCCTTCCCCAAATCAACAGTATCCTGATCCCATTTCTCTATCTTAACAAACGTATTGACGATTCGTTCGTTATCGCCCAATCCTACGTTTCTCACCTTCTGGAAAGCATTAGCATAACGACGGCGTGAGCCGGGGTCAGGTTTGCTATCCACTATTGCCCTATGAGATAATGGTACAGTATTAATGTTGATTGATTGTTGCAATATGGCCATCGTTTCACGAACCGCCTGAACACGAGCGTCAGTTGGTTCGCCGTTATCGACCATATGCCTACGCACCAGCGCGTGTAGTTCGTTATATGCGCATCCTTGAAAAGCTGTTATATCCCTAAAATAAGGAAATGGTGGCCTTGTAACAAGCGTGTATATAAAGGTCTTATGCTCGCAGGGATCTTTTGTCACGCGTATGAACCGAGCTCGATTCATAATAACATCGCGGACCGGACCCAAGCAAACTGCCTCCCGTATGGGCTGACAGGGATATCAAGCTACATCGCCCGCAGGCAATGCAGCTGTAAGAACCTTCAAACCAAACCATCCTCTAGGAGAGAACTCCCGGTATTTCGCGATTTCGCCTTTAGTCATTAACTTGGCTGCACTTTCCAACGCCTGGACGTTGTGTGGGTGCGCCAGGAACAACTGGGCGTTACGCTCACCATCCCGTGGAATCATAGCTGGTGAGATGCAAGATCCCACCACATTAAACCGTTCCTCCTCGTCATACTCTGGCCTGTGTTTGTCGAGCCAAACCTTAGCTTTCCCTTTGAGATTAGCCAACACGTTCGATCCCTTATTCGTAAACATAGCTTCGAACGCTAGATAAAAGTATAGATCTCGGTCTAAGACCTCAATCAAACCCATCTTCTGCCTCTTCTCATTCCATCCGAAAACTTTGGCTGGTCGTAATCGCGCCGTATGAATAAACGTCTTCGATTCAGG